CGACTATATTCTCAAGCTCGACAACGATATTGAAACCGTCTCGGAGGATATCGTAAACGAAATGGTTCGCTTCCTTGAGACCTCGGGAGCTCATGCGGTCAGTCCCTTGGACGGGATGATAGACCCAAGCTATTACCCGCAAGTTCTCAGGACAGAAAAGCTCAACGGGTTCAATGTACAATACACCTCCCATACTGGAGGAGCCTTCCAGCTGGCCCCCACTGCTCATGTTAAAAAAATGTGTAGAGACTTCTCTCATTTGAAGCTCGGAGATTACGCTATCGGGAGTTATTATCGTAGGATTAAGTGCCCCCCAGCATACCTGACAGACTTACTTATGAACCATATCGGGCTCAACCAGTCATCCCAAAATTATATACTATGACCTATGACCTGATTATGATAGTGGCCTCCAAGGACGGCGACCTGATCTTAATGACTCAGGCAGCTATCGACAGCGCACTCGCTGACGGGGCTCAGGTTAACGTTATTCTGGTAGAGACTTTTAAAGAACACCCCTACAAGAATGTTGATAACCTGTTAATATACCAAGGAGAGTTTAATTATAACAGGGCCCTTAATTTAGGGCTTAGTGTGGCAAAGGGAGATATCGCGATACTCGCCAATAACGATATTTACTTCGAGAGTGGCTGGTCTTCAATAGGGCACACCATGAGACAGAACGGATATATGTCGGCCTCAGCCCTTAGTGATGACAAGAGAATGAGAGTTTTCAAGAGAGGGGACTACGCTTACGAGGGTTATGTTATCGGGATGCATCTGGCGGGCTGGTGTATCTTTATGGATAGGGAGCACGTTCTAAACAAGATAGGCCCGCTCGACGAGAGGTTCACGTTCTGGTATTCGGATAATGCTTATGCGGAGCAGCTGCAAAAGGCAGGACTGAAACACGCAATGATATGTAATGCCAAGGTGCTACACTACACCTCGAGCACGTTATCAAAGGAGAGAGCTGACAGAAGAAACTTACTGACTTATGCCCAAGGAAAAAAGCTACTTAGGACTAATTCCAAAAATCTACAAAAGAAATTATGAAGATATTTCTATGTTCTTTTTTGTGGAAGGTCAAAGAATGATAATACCAGCTCTTACAATAGAGAGAGGGATACTTAACTATTTCCGTTATGCTGGGATAGATGACTTTAATTTGAAGAGTGCGCTGACGACATATATAAGGCTTAGAAAGGAGTGGTATGAAAACGCCAAAGAGGATAATTGACCTTCTCACGGAAAGGAGTAACTATCTCACTCTTGCCGAGAATAATCTTGATAAAGCTCTTTTCAAATATCAAGAGAAGCTCCTTAACGACTATTTTAAAATAATTATTCCTATGCTCGAGGTTGATGCGAGCGGGAACCTTGTGGATTCACTCAAGAACTCCAGACTTCTCCAGACTACCGAGAAACTCTATCAGGGTTTCCTCAAAGACAATAAGTACAAGTTCGGGGAAGATATCTCTGGCGTATTTGATAAGACGGCGAGCCTCAATGATAAATATTTTCTGAGCACGATAAGCCAAACGTCACAAACCTTCTTTGGCCCCTTGGCCGCAATCACCAAGGCTAAGATAAACGCGAGAATGGGTCTCAGCGGAGGGAGTATAGTCGGGGGCTCGTTTCTCGACAGGCTATTCGCCAATGATGATCTTATTATGAGTCTCAAAAAGTTTATGGCCTCGGCTGTTACTGGAAGGATGAAGCAAAAAGACTTTCTCTCAGGGGTGAATAAGCTCATAACTGGAGCGGGAGAAGGGGAAGGGGCTTACCAGAGACAATTTAAGAGATACGCTCACGATCTGTTCATGCAATATGATTCGGCTTACAATTCCTCAATAGCCACGGCTCTTAAAATGAAATACTTCATATATCAGGGAGGTCTTATCGTAGACAGTAGGGACTTTTGCGTATCTAACAATGGGAAGGTATTCAGTAAAGAGGACACCGCCGAGTGGTTTAACTGGACTCCAGCACAAGGGGAATACCCAGAGGGGTATAAAATAAAACAGAAAGATATCAACGCCGTTCCTTCGTATCTCTCCTTCGCTGGGTATACTCCCCTTATAGATAGAGGAGGCTACAACTGTCGTCATATCCTTGGCTGGATATCTGACGAGCTGGCCCAGAAATTAACGAAACAGACCCAGAAAACGGAAAGCTCATAAAAATAAATTTGAATTGTTATCAATAAGTTTCTAACTTTACGCAAAATTGCAGTTATGGCACAAAGAAAAACCTGCCTCGTTAATGGCAAAACTGTTCAGTTGTCAGAGAGCGCGTTTAAGCTCGCTGAAAGGTACTTCGGAGCTATCGAGGTAGAACCTATCGAAATACAGCCTCCTTTTGAGCTCAAGAAGCCTCTTATTATGCCTCCTAAAAACGTAATTGACCCAGCTAAGGCCGAGCCCATGAGGGTCGAAGCCAGAGTAGGGAAGACAGGAGAAGCGAAAGTAATAGTCTCCCCCGCCAAGGAGGAGGTCAAGAAAACAGCTCCAAAACCAAAAACCAAGAAGAAATGAGCAAAGAGATAACTTCTAAGCTTACGGGAAAGGTTCAGTATGTCACCGACGACGAGTGGAAGGATATTGTCGCAAGAGGCTGGGCCAAGAAATTCACCATGAGAGCAATACCAGAGAGGAAGCTCCCAAAGATCGAAACACTACCTCCCGAGGTCAAAGTGAAAGCTGTCAACAAGGAAAAAGATTCACCAAAACAAGATAAAAATGACTGACGTTGAGAAGAAAATACTCGAGGGTTTCTTGTCAAAAACCTTAAAAATTGACACCGAGGAGTTAGCTGGCCTTTATAATGAAGCTGGGGAATTAAATAGTCTATCCGTCGCCTCTGACGCTGACGCATCAAGAATTAAAAAACTCAAGGAAGATGCAAATTCTCAATATAAGCGAGGTATCAAAGAAGGAGCCTCCAAAATTGAGAACGATCTGAGGGAAAAATATGACGTAGATTCCGAATTAACTGGAGTAGAGTTTATTGACTTCGTTATCGAAGACACGCTCTCAAAGAAGTCTCAAGACACTGAGGACATTACCAAGCACCCCGACTATCTCAAGCTTAAATTGGATAACGATAAAGTCCTGAAAGCAAAAGATAAGGAGTGGCAAAAGAAGCTCGAGGAGAAAGAGGGAGAGTTCAGCCGTCATGCTATTATGAGCAAGGTGAAAGAGAAAGCACTTGCTGAGCTGGCTGCACTGAAACCCATACTTCCCGAGGATGCAAAGAAGGCCCAGAAGTGGAAAGAGAAATTCCTTGAAGAATTGAACTCGTTTGATTACTCGGAGAATGAAGGGAATTTTGTAGTATTAAAAGACGGGAAACAAGTTCAGGACAGTCACGGCTACATGAAATCATTTAATGACCATGTAAAAGAGACCGCGAATGAAATGTTTGAGTTCCAGAAAGCAGAGCCGAGAAGCGGCTCGGGGAACAAAGACGGAGACCCGACTCCCCCTGCCGTACCCCCGAAGGACAATGACGAGTACGTTCAGAAAATGAGAGAAGCGAAGACTCCAGAGGAGAGAATCCAAATTATGAAGTCTTACGTTAAAACATAATGAAACCATGAGTGAAATTTTTGATGTTGATTGCGGATATTTAGCTACTATTCAGGCTATGGCCGACGATATCTGGACAGACCCGATTCAGAATATTGATGTAGTGGCAGACGTTGAAGCGGCTAAGGCCGTTCTGGAAAACCAACAGGTCTCTTTTACTGAAATCACGGGCACAAAAAAGAGGTCGATAAGCCTTGAATGGCAGACAAAATGCGATATTACTACCGCGGAATGTAGTGATGATTGCGACATTACTGGAGAAGATGTTGAGCCAGTATGCAAAACCTACGATATCGATTGCCTCAGGGAGACAACCTTCGTAGTACCCGAAAGAGTTTACAGGGAGAGGACTATTACCATGCAACAGGCAATTGCAAGGAATATGCTCCTTCACAAAAAAGCCCTTGACGAGTGGCTGGCC